TTTATGCCACTTATTTTATGGTAATTCGTGGCAGTAAGAAACTTATAGAAGCAATTAAGTCAACAACAGATTACATTGAAGCATTCAACTATCAAGCGGTAGCGTTTGGCAAGATTGGTTCAGAGTGGGATAAAGATTACGAAAAGTACGGATATGATAACGCAACAGCATACGCAGAAAGTTTTCAAAGCAGAGTAAATGATACTCTTGGAAAGCTATCTGGTTTAAAAGTTAATGTTCAAGGCGGATTGCTTGAAGAAAGTGGAACAAAGAACTTAGGACTTAACATACAAGAGATAACACAGTACGCTTCACAGTTAGCCTCTGTCACTAACTCACTAGGACAGACGGGTGAAGCAACAACAGCAATAACAAAGTCAATGACAATGCTTGCGGGCGATATAAGCTCACTTTTCAATGTGGACTATTCAACAGTAGCACAGAACTTACAAAGCGGTTTAATCGGACAATCGAGGGCATTGTACAAGTATGGTATTGATATTACCAATGCTACATTAGCGACATATGCTTATAACTTAGGCATTTCTAAGTCTGTATCAGAAATGACACAGATGGAAAAACAGCAGTTAAGAGTGTTAGCAATATTAGACCAAAGTAAAGTATCTTGGGGTGATTTAGCCAATACGATTAACAGCCCAAGTAATATGTTACGCCAGTTCAGTAACAATATGAAAGAGGTAGGAATGGTAGCAGGACAGCTATTTATCCCAATTCTTTCAAAGGTTATGCCGGTTGTAAACGGAGTAGCTATTGCAATCAAAAGATTATTAGTTGGTCTTGCTTCTTTAATGGGCGTAAAGATTGACTTTGAAAGCTTTGGTCAAAGCGGCTATAAAGATACATCAGACGGCTTAGAAGATATTTCAGACGGCTACCAAGATGTAGCTGATTCGACAAAGAAAGCCACACTATCCCTTATGGGTTTTGATGAAATTAATAAATTACAGGACGATACAAGCTCAAGCAAGGGTTCAAGCGGCGGCGGTGGTAGCACTATTGATTTGACAGACGATATTGCTAAGGCGGCGGCAGAATATGAAGCGGCTTGGAATAAAGCATTTGCCAATATGGAAAATTCGGCAGTTGCTTGGGCTGATAGGATTGATAAGGCACTTGAGCCTGTTAAAAAGATTTTCCAAGATTTTGCGATTGGCGACTTTAAAATGGCAGGCAAAGATACTTCTGAACTTGTCGCAGGGATATTTAATTGGTTTGCAGATGCAATAGATAGAGTACCTTGGTTTGTAATTGGCCAGAAAATGGGAGACTATCTTGCAGGCATTGAGTGGACTAAGGTATTTAAGGCGGCAGGAAGAGTAATCGTTCAAGGTTTAAAAGGTGCTATTGAATTGTATTTTGGTATGCTAACAAGTGCACCGATTGAAACAGCATTAATTTCTCTTATTGCTATACCTAAGCTTATGAAAGCTATAGGCGGTTCAAGCGTAGTTACAAGCATAACTAAAGGCTATAAAACACTTAACACTTTAAGCATTACCGCAGAAGATACAGCCAAGGCTATGATTGCGGCTAAGAATGGAAATACTGCGGCGGCATCCGCACTGACATTTCTACATCCTAAAATCGCAAAAGCAACTACAGCTTTTCGGGATTTTGGAAAAACTGTTAAGGATAAAGGATTATTTACTACACTTGACAGTGGAATAACAAGTGTTAGAAACAATATGACACTATTCCAAAAAGCATTACTTGGCGGTATTTCGGCTTTTGCGGAGTTTAAATTAATAAAAAGCGGCTTTGATGATATAAAGCAAGGAAGTGACAACCTTATAGCTTCAATAGCCAAAATAGCAGGCGGTGCGGCTATAGGTGCGGCAGGGTTATATACAGCTTTCGGACCGGCAGGGTTGGCTATGGCTGGAATAACAGCATTGGTGGCAGGAATAATGTCTATCAATAGTAATATGGATTTAACGTCAACAGCAGTTACAAAATATTGTGATGAATACGCAAATGTTCGTGATGAAGTCGATAAAACAACAAAAGAAATATCAAACTCTTTAGATGCTATTGAAAAAGGGTGGAAGAATACATCAACCTACGATGACATAGATGCTCTTAAGACAAAATATTTTGAATTGGCGGAGCAAACAAACTTAACCGCGGAACAGCAAGAATTGCTTAAGGATATGGCACAGGAACTTGTTGAAAAAGTTCCAGAATTAAGCGGAGTTATAGATACACAAACAGGGTATTATACAGGACAAAAAGAAGAAATTGAAAAACTTATAGATAAAAAGAAAGAGGAATACAGGCTTGAAGCTTTAAGGGAAGATTATATTCAGCTTGTAAAAGATGAATATAAAGCTAAGAAAAATCTTAAAGAAATGGAAGATACCCTTGCAGATAGCAAACAAAGACTTAAAGATAAGCAAGATGAAATGACAAGGGCATTACAAGGTACGCAAGGTGTTGCAGAAGAATTAGATACCACTGGCGTTGGTGCGGCAGTTGACCTTGAATATCAAGTAAGAGAACTTGAAAAAGCTGTACAAGACAATGAAAATAAAGTTAATGAAGCTAAAGATAATTGGCAACGTGCTAGTGACGATATGGAGTTTTGCTGGGGTGAGTTAAAAGATACAGCAGTTGGAACATCAGAGGAGACGAAGCAGAAAGTATCAAATGCCTATGAAGAAGCTAAAAATGCGGTTATTGATAAAATTAACAGTATAGGCTCAAATACAGAAAATGTATTCTCACGAATGGGAAGTGTCGGTGCTAATGCAGGTTCGTCATTAACAAATAATTTTGCTAATAATATTAGTGATATACCATATAGAGCCAGAAGTGCATTTAATGCTATTATGGATAGAGTTAATGCAGGCGATATAGGCTATGATACCGGTACAGAACTTATGAACTCATTGGCAGATACCATTGATAATAATTCTTGGCGAATTCGCAGAGCTTTAAGTAACTCATTTGAAAGCAATTTTAGCGGTGAAATACTTGATAGTGAGGGAAATGTATCAAGAAGTGCATTTCAGATAAGAATACCTAGAGCATATGCGACAGGTGGTTTCCCAGAGGACGGACTTTTCTTTGCTAACCATAATGAAATGATTGGTAAATTCAGCAATGGCAAGACGGCAGTTGCAAACAACGACCAGATAACACAAGGTATTAAGCAAGCTGTTATTGAGGGTATGTCAGAAGTATTTGCTAATGCGAATATAGGACAACAAAACGGAAACATTGTTGTGCAGATTGACGGACAGGAAGTGTTTAGGACAACACAGAGATATGCCAATCAATACACCAATATGACAGGACAAGCGGCTTTTCCATATTAATTGACAAATAAATAATAAAAGAATATATTTAAAGTACTAAAGATAAGGGGGAATGTATATGTCAGTAAAAAAAGGCTTATATAAAATGCTGGAAGTATTAGGAATAAAGAAAAAACAGCAACCACAAGTTCAGCAACCGTTAAATTCTAACTTTAAAGGAGTGTACAGAGCAACAGAAAAAGGTCTAGTTGAAGTATATTGCCCAAGATGTAATAGTTGGGAATGTTCACACACGCAGATTACAACAACTATACCACAGAAAACTAAAACAAGATACACTATTAATTTGAATCCGTTTAGACCATTTACATTAGTCAATAGGAAAGAAAAAATTAAGCAAAAAGGCAGAACTTATTCACAGCATAGGTTTATATGCAAAAGATGTGGATTGATTTTTTGGTAATATATAATTTTAATTACATTAGATTTTTTAATAAAAGGAATGTATCAAGATGAATGAAAAAGATAACAAAAAGAAGCTACAGAAGATAGCGATTGCAGTATTGGCAGGAATAGTATTTGTTACAGCATTATTTATTATTAATAATATAACTGAAAGCGATAATAATATCGTAGCAAACACACAAACTAAAACACAATCAACAGAAGTTGCCACTAAAGATATGCTTGACGATGGTATGTCTTATCTTGATGAAGATAAGTACAAATATGTATGCGAGCAAATGGATTACAACCATATTATGTTTACGAATGAGGATTTAACTGACAAATATGTAAAAATAGATATAATGCTTACTAATCGCTATACGTTATCCTCAAAGGATATGGAAGATGAGAGTATAAGTAAAGTTGTTAATGCCTACAACTTGCAGGCAGGATTTTTTACAGGTGTCGTTAAGAACAAAAACGAATATGGCAAAGAAAAAATATACATATATTTTTCAAAAGATTTTAATTTAAAAAGTGGAAACTATAAGGTTGGAGATAAAATCACTGCATATGGCTTGATTGTTAATTGCAAAAACAATGGAGCTGGCAGTTATAACAGTATTAGCTTTATACCACGTTTTATAGAAAAATAATCCCCTTAATGGAGCGTATCTTTCGGTGCGTTCCATTTTTTATTGAAAAAGTGCTTGACTTTTTTGTGCGTACGGTTTATATTAAATGTGCGGACAGAAAAGAGGTGAGTATATGTCCAATAAAAAAGGTAGACCTAAACTCGACAATCCTAAAAATGAAAGAATATATATTCGTGTCACCAAAGAGGAAAAGGAAGAAATAATGAATTTTTCTGATAAAAGCGGATATACAATACTTGATTTGATTAAAAAAGGCATTGAAAAAGTAAAAGGGCAAAAAAAATAAAGTGTTGCACCGCTACCAACGAACACAACACTTTAAAACCACCAATCCGAAAGGAATTGATAAATACAATTATATCAGTTTCTTTCGGAAAATTCAAGATTATTTTCGGAGGAAAACAAATGAGTAATGTAGAAATCGTAACAAATATTGACATAGCATCAGAAATTGCACACGCAACAGTAACAGAAGTTTTAGCAAATATGGAAAACGAAAGAGTTTCATATGTTCTTATGGGAGTTTTGCAGCAGATAGAAACCATTCAGGACAATGTTAATAATTTTGATTTAAAGGAACAGGATAAGACTACAAAGGAAGTGGCATAATATTATTGCGTGAGGCATTGTGGGCATATACTCCCACTACGCAATAAGTTCTGTTTTGAGCAAATGATAAATTTGTAGGAGGTAAAATAATGAGTTATAATAATCCAACTACAAAAGATGACACTCACAATGAGATTAAGGCACCAATGAACACTAAGAATATTTGCGGCGTAGACTGCTATGAGCAGAATGGCGTTGCGTACTTAAGATTGGAAAATGTTGCTAGAGGACTTGGGTTTACCACCGTTGCAGCAAGTGGCAACGAGGTTGTTAGGTGGAATACGGTTTACAATTATCTAACAGATTTAAAGGTCGTTGCAGGAAGTTGCAACGGCAATTACAAAGGGAATTGTCCAGATTTTATCCCAGAAAACATCTTCTACCGACTAGCAATGAAAGCCAAAAATGAAACAGCAGAGAAATTTCAAGCATTAGTGGCTGATGAGATTATTCCGTCAATTCGTAAGAATGGAATATATGCTACTGATAATGTTATTGATGAAATACTGAATAATCCAGACTTTGGAATAGAATTATTAACAAAGTTAAAACAGGAAAGACAAGCAAGAGTTGAAGCAGAAAGAAAGAACGCTATCTTAACACACGTCAATAAAACATATACAATGACGGAGATTGCTAAAGAGCTGAACTTAAATTCTGCTATTCAACTTAACAAGTTGCTTGCTGATAGAAAAATTCAGTACAATGTCAATGGAACTTGGGTTCTTTACTCACCATACAGCAGTATGGGATATGAGGAAATTAAACAAGAAATTCTTGACAGTGGTAAAGTAATCTATCATAGACGAATTACCCAACTTGGAAGAGAATTTATACTGCAATTATTCAATAATGTTGCATAAGTTCTCTTGTGGGATATAATAGCTCAAACAGAAAGAAAATTCAATAGCTGTAAGAAATTTACAGCTATATTTTATTAATCGGCTCAATTTTTAGCCGACTGTCTAAAACTGGACACTTAACAGAGAACTCAATTTTGAGTTTTTTTAAATGATGATTAATGGAACGAATTACTGACTGCACGAAATGGTGCAGTCGATTATGTTTGATAAACTAAGGAGATACAAGAATGGCAAAAGAGGTGTACAAAGAAGAAATAAAGGAACTTATAGATAAATGTGACAACATACATTGGCTGAAAGTTATATATGCTTATGTGGGGAGATTGTTGAAGTAAGTTTCAATCAGCACAATTTCGTGCCAATTAACTGAATAGGGGAAGGGAAATATCTTTCCTCTGAAAAGTAGTGCCGAAATCTTGGCTCTGCTAGAATAAAAAAATCAGAACAAGCTGGGTAGACCTGTTCTGATTAGCACGTATGAGTGAATGTAAATTAACTCATACAAATAATAACAAATAAATAGCAAAATGACAAGGACATTTCACTTAATTGTGAGGTGTCCTTTTTGTGTGCTTAGAAAGTGAGGTTTTACTATGAATTTTATACAATACATAAAGCAAGCGTGGAAAGCTGGCACTAGTGGCGGTACTCCAATAAGCCCAGACAGACTTAATCATATGGAAGATGGGATTAAGAATAATAATGATATGATAAGTGAACTAAACAGCAATATAGCTAATAGTGACATTGAGGGAATATTTAATTACCTAGGTCTTGAATTAATCATATACCACAAATTGGGCATATGTTACCTGCATTCCAGCGGCAGATTAACTCAAGCATTTCCAAAAGAATGGACCACAATTGGTGAAATAAGCAATATAAATTACAAAGGTTATGGACACTTAGCCGCTAATACTAGCGGAAAAATAATAAAATTTGCATATATAAATGGAACTCTAAGTGCATATGCACCAAGTTCAACAAATGCGATTGAATATGTACAAGACAGTTGCGTACTTATCTGAATTAACTATTTACCAATTTTTAATTATTAAACTTTAGGGTAATCAGAAAAAAATAAATTATAAAGCTGTACACAATAAAATTTCCACATAGCCATTAAAGTATGTGTTACTACCTGCCCACCCACCAACTTGGCATATATGTCCATCTGATATACCAACCATTGTGTAAGTAATACCAGCATTTCTTCCTAAGTGTTGCCCACATATACCTATTGCTTTATAGCCGGTAGGTAGCGTGAATTCCTTTTCTATTAGGAACGGCTTGTTAGCTTCAATTACTGCATTATCGTAACTAACCTTGATTACTTTAAATAAATTATAAGAATTGCTGTTTAGCTTGCTTATCATATCGTTATTATTCTTAATTCCGTCTTCCATATGGTTAAGTCTGTCTGGGCTTATTGAAGTAAATATATAGAAAAGAGGTGATTGAATGATAAGCGCTGTAATTATCGAGGGAGTAACATTCCCAGTAGCATATAACGGCTACACATACAGCAGAAATAAGATATGGTCTAAGAACACAGGAAGAAACGATTATGGAGAAATGGTAGGCACAATCGTGGCTATTAAAGACAAAGTAGAACTGCAATTACCGCCACTTACAGGCGAACAGGCATTGTTACTTGATAATGTGATTAGTGATGAAAATAACCCATTCCCGACAGCACAAGTCCTATTCTTAGGCGGTACACAAAAGGAAATGACAATATACACAGGAGATGTGACATATCCGTATCTCACAAGAGCAAAGAATGAGGATGGATTAATAGTCGGAGCAAAATTAAGTTTAATTCAGAAATAAGGAGATTAACTATGAAAATAACAGGAAATGAAGTTTTAGCACATTATGAAGCACTTGCAAGTGTAGCACAGCTTAAAATGGGTGGCAGATTAGCAGTTGCCATTATGTCTAATATTAAGGCATTAGAGCCACACTTTAAAGCGGTAGTAGAAACGATAGAAAAGATACGCGAGGAAAATAAAGATAACAACGATAAGATAAAATCAGAACTTGAAGAACTAGGAGAACAGGAAATAGAAGTATCTGAATACACAAAAGTTGATATAAGTGCATTTGATAGTTGCGAAGCCATTGAGCCAGCTAAGATTATCGCACTTAGCTTTATGATTAACAATTAATCAGCAGAAAGGAGCAACCTAATGAAAAATATTAATTGGGGTGCGGATTTCAATTTGCTGTATGCAAGATATTACAGCAAATATTTAGTTGACGGAAAAGAATACAATCAGACACTTAATGAGTTTAAATACAGCAACATAATCAATCCGAACAATAGCATTTCCATAGGTAACACTTGCAGTAGTAGTGTTACCTTTTCTATTTATATGCCAGCAATAAGCCTTGAAAATAAGGAGATTACCATATTTGAGGGTGTTAAGGTTGGCACAGAAATTAACTATATTAAGTTGGGAATATTTACAGTTACTAAAGAAGAGAGCAATGGCGAATACACTAAGTACACAGCTTATGACAAGATGTACAAAGCTGAAAAAGGTTATTTTTCTGAATTGACTTATCCTAGTACGGATAAAGCTATTTTAGAGGAAATCTGTACAAAGCTAGGCATACAGTTAGCAACTAGCATAACAAACACACATACAATTACAGATAAGCCACAAGGCTATACAATGCGTGAAATGATTGGCTATATGGCTACGTTACAAGGCTGTAATGCGGCTATTAATTCTGACGGAAACCTTGAATTAAGGTGGTACAAGGATAGCGGTTATGTACTTGACGGACATCAATACTATCAGCAAGGGGTTACTTTTACCACTAGCAAGGATTTTACGATAAGGAAACTGACTTGTAACAATACAAAGTCTGGTGATAGCAAAACAAGTGAGATAACTGCCGGCGGCGGAACGACAGGGCTTAGCTTTGCTAATCCATTTATGACACAAGAAATTCTTAATGAAGTCTATAAAAAGATAGGCGGCTTTCAGTTTAGACCACTTACAGTTAAGTTTGTCGGTGACTGGCGGCTTGAAGTAGGCGACATTATAACTGTTAATAAGGGCGGCATTGATTACAAAGTGCCTATAATGCAGATAACACACGAATGTGACGGTGGTTTAATGGACACAGTTACATCTATCGGACAATCTGACACAGAAAACAGCAATATTGCTAGTGGTCCGATAACAAAGCAAATGGAACGATACTACGCTGATTTAGTCTTAATCAACAAGGCAGTTATTGAAAATGCTGATATAACTAATGCCAATATTGAGAGCTTAAAAGCACATCAAGCGTATATCGACCAACTAAAGACTAATAAGATTGAAACTGTCACAGCAGATATTGTTAATCTGACAGCGAGTAAAGCTACGATTAATGAAGCTAATATTGCTAAGTTGCAAGCAGATTATGCACAAGTAGGCGTGCTGAATACGGATGTGGCAAATATCAAAGTCTTAATGTTTGGCTCAGCAACAGGCAAGAGCTTAACAACGGAATTTGCTAATGCAGTTGTAAGTGTTATCGGCAATGCACAGATTAAGGATGCTATGATTGACAGCATAGCTGCAAGCAAGATTACAGCACTTGACCTTAACACTACTAAATTTAAGGTTCATAGCGAAAATGGAATGTCTTATTGGCAAGACAATACAATTATCATTAAAGATACTGACAGAATAAGAGTTCAGATAGGTAAAGATGCCAATTCTGACTACAATATGTACGTTTGGGACAAAGCCGGCAATCTTATGTTTGACGCTTTAGGACTTACTGAAAAAGGCGTTACGAGAAAAGTTGTTCGTGATGAAGTTGTTAAAGATGACGCTAATATTAATGCAAGCAAGCTGGATATTGAAACACTATTTAATGTCATCAATAACGATAGCACCCATACACTTAAGAGTAACAAGATTTACCTTGATAACGAAAAACAGACACTTAATGTTATTATGCAAGCTATAACAAGTGGTGCTGGCAAAGATTATACTCAATGGGGCGGTATGATGAAAGTTGCTAGTGATTTTATCACTAACAAGTTGTGGTGGACTGAAAATGTTGACAATGAGAGCATTAAGACTAAGTTTTCTACTGTTAATCAGAAGCTAGATAGCTACGAAATCACGTTATCTGACTTATATCGGCAAACAAATGATAATTTTATGGTGTATACAGTAACAGAAACACCTACAAAAGATAATTATCCAGCTGTTGACTGGTTCATACCTATTTATCCGTCAGACGATTTATTTCCAAGTGATAATCTTACTTGGACTTACAGCAACGATGAATATGCTAAACATCACGGTGCAATAGCATACAACGAAACAACTCAAAAGACCTGGCGTTGGACTAAAGATGATAAAGGCAATTGGGGCTGGAAAGAGGTATCTAACACACAATTAGCTTATATGCTTAATCAAAACGCTAGCTTTAAAATGAACTTAGATAGTATATCTACATCATTGTTAAGTGTGCAGCAGAATTTAAAAGACAACTACAGTACAACTACAGTTATGAAGAATGCTATAACGCAGGCTGTAAAAGCAGAAAGCAATAGCATTAAACTTGAAGTGGCTAATGCTTATGCTACAAAGGATAGTTTGAATAATTATAGTACAACAACGCAGATGAATGCGGCTATAAGCACAGCAATAAGTAAAGAAAGTTCAGCGATTAAGTTAGAAGTAGCAGGAGCATATGCCACAAAAGATAGCCTTAAAAATTACGCTACAACAGCAAGTCTTAGTGCTTATATCAAGAAAGACCCAAAAAGTGGCGAGCTTAAATCCGCAATTGAAGCAATTGCAGATGATATAACGCTTAAGGCTAAGGGGGCTATTAATATTAGCGGTAACAAGAGCGTTAATATTAGCGGTAACGCATTCACTTTAACATCAACTAATACAATTATAAGTGCAACAGGGACAATTACCTGTAGTGATATAATCGGGACTGGGGGTCGCATTGGCAATTGGGATATTACTGATGGAAGCTTAAAGAATGATTACTTAGCACCAGATGGATACTTAAGAAGAACTTACATTCAAAGTTCAAAAAATATTGGCGATTGGATTTTTTCCGTTCAGAAAGGAGCTGTACAAGGAACTTCGCCAAGCACGCTAAACTCCCTGTGGCACGTTACTAACGATGGTGAAATGCAGTTCAATGTTGAGAGCGGTAAAGGTATTAAAATGTATGGTTCGGCAGGATTAGAGTTAGAAGTGTTAAGAGACCGCATCGAATTATATTATCAGCCTTACATCAATGGAGAGCCGCAAGCTTGGACAAAAATTGAAAAAGGAAAAATTTCTATAGACTCAAAAGGTTGGAGTTCTTTTGACGACTGCGCTCTATCTGTAGTTAACAACTCGATAAAGACTACAGCATTGTATATAATGCATCAAACAGAAGATGGGTCATACTATCAAAGAGGATGTGTAATTAACAGAAATCCTTTTTCTGGTGATATTATGTTTGATTGGGATGGACGTTATCTTCGTGGATATATAGGGGATAATGTTGTTATCACTTGGGACAACGAAAATAAAAATTGGATATAAGATTAGGAGGTAAAACACAATGTTAGACATCAACTCATCAATTCAAAAAAATGGAACATTATCTGTCCGAAATTCAGACGGAACACTTAAACAGGTGGCTTATCTGTCAGCTACAATCAGCGAAAGTGGCACAGTTAGTATGTCAGCTAGCTTCAATGATTTTGCGGCGTACTTAGCGAATGATACAGCACTAGACAGCGAGCTTAAGAGCTTTCTTGAGGGTGTTAAAAACACTTACAAGGCAACATACAGCACAGAAGATAACACAGTTAGTTCAGATGTAACAGGAACAGTAGAAAGTGAGGTATTTTAGTATGATTAAGTGTGGAGATTTTTCAACTTGGAATGGTAGCGGCTTAGATTTTGACAAAATGCGTGTGGCAGGACTTACACACGCCATTCTTAAGGTTATCAGACGTGACCTTAATGCAGATGAACAGTTTGAAAACAACTGGAAAAAGTGTCAGTTAGCAGGTGTACATATCTGCGGTGTATATAACTATGTATACACGCCGACAGTAGAAGAAGCTATTGCGGCGGCTAAAAGAGTATTAGAGGTGCTTGACGGACGTAAGGTAACTGTCTGGATGGACGTTGAAGATGAATGTATGCGGAACTTAGGTTCAGAACTTATCAATATTATCAAGGCTTACAAAGAGGTTATCGAGAGTGCAGGTTATCAGTTCGGCGTATATACTGGCTTATCATTCTATGGCAGTTATATCAAACCATACACAAACCCTAGCGACTTAGATTGTCCGTTCTGGATAGCACGTTACTACTTAGGCTATGATGAAATGCAACTCAATGATGAAACTGACGCAGATAAAACACCTAACATTGACCATTACCTTGCAGGTTGGCAGTACACATCAAGCGGCGTTGTTGACGGAGTAGACGGAGTTTGCGACTTGTCTGTATTCTATGGCTTTCATAATGATGAAGATAACACAGAGGATAACAGCGAAGAAGATAACACAGAGGATAGCACAGATGAACACGTATATGCTACATATGCGGCTTATACAGATAGATGGTGGGGCGAAGTAGAGGACAGAGAAGATTGGGCTGGCGCAGGTGACAATAAAGCTATCACAGCACTTATTATCAAGGTTAGCAGAGGCTCAGTTAAGTACAGAGTTCATACACTTAATGGCAATTGGCTTCCTTACGTTACCGGTTTTGATTATAATGATTTCAGCAATGGCTTTGCGGGTGACCAGAAAACACCGATAGATGCCGTAGAAATTATCTACTATACACCAGAGGGCGAGCCTTGGAAGTATGCTAAGTATATGGTATCTGTATTTAACAACCGCAACTTCTATCCAGAGCAGATAGATGATGAAACATCAAACGGAATGGACGGATATGCAGGCGTTATGGGTAATGCAATCGATAAGTTCCAGTTAGTTGTCGAATAAAGTCGAAATAACACGACCGAAAGTATTTGAAATATACTAACGATAAATGTATAATAAACTTGTCTTTGAGAAAAGACCCTTAAACATTTTCAAGTTCTGGCAGGCGATATTGTTTGATTGGCGTTGGCAATATCGCCGCTACACTTGACACGATAGAACGTGTGTTCTATAATAATCGTATCGCTATCAAACGTGCAAGGGCAAGAGAGGGGAGTACAGGTTTATGGATAACAGTAATGAGGAAAATTACAAAGATAAGTTAATAGAACTTATAAATAAAATAGAAAATACAGGCACATTAGAGTACCTGTATTCATTCGTAGAAAACTTTTTGAAGAGGTGGGGGTAAAACCCTACTTCTTTTCTTTTCGAGATAACATAACATCTATCATATCTAATATTGTTTCTTTATCTCTTTGCTCTAACATAGAAAACTTCCAAAGTAAATCAACATCTTTTTCAGCTTCTTTTGAATTATCCTTACGGATTGGCGAAACATCAAATCCCATTAGCCACGCTTCTGACACGTTCAAAGCCATTCCTAAGACAACTAGCTTTTCTTGACTAGGTTCAACTTTGCCTGATACATACTGGCTAATATCGGATTTATTCATCTTAATATTATATTTCTTACAATATGGTAATGATAAATTCAAAATATCAACTTGCTTTAACTTCCGTTCATTCATTAGCTGTTTAAGCCTATCTGATGTATTCTCTTTCATCTTAGTTATCCTCCTTTCTGTTGATAATATACCATTATTTGAACAAAAGTTCAAGATGTAAAACTAAAAAAGTAAAAAATATTGAACTTTTTATTGACATATTAATTTAATAATGCTATTATACAATCAGTTCAAAACATTGAACAAAAAACGGAGAAAGGAGAAGAATTGGAATGGCTTTTAATTACAGTAAGTTAAGAGGTCGCATAATTGAAAAGTACGGAAGTCAGACGGACTTTGCCAAGGCGTTTGGCTGTTCAGACAGGACTTTATCACTTAAAATGACAGGCAAGCGACCTTGGAAACAGATTGAAATTTTAAAAGCAATTAAATTATTAGATTTATCAGAAGATGATATACAGGATTATTTTTTTGCTTTAGAAGTTCAAAATATTTAACTTTCAGAAAGGAATGTTTATGGAGCTACAGATTTTTAGCAATTCAGAGTTTGGAGAAATCCGAACCATTACTAAAGATGATGAACCTATGTTTTGTCTGGCTGATGTATGCAAGGCATTGGAAATATCAAATGTAGGAAATGTTAAGCAGAGGTTATCTGAAAAGGGTATCCATACTGCGGATACCCTTACAAAGGGTGGAATGCAGAAAATGATATTTATTAGCGAGGCTAATCTTTACAAGACAATCTTTCAGAGCCGCAAAGAAAGTGCAGAGAGATTTACAGATTGGGTTACAGGAGAGGTGCTTCCGTCAATCAGAAAGACAGGCAGTTATAGTATGCCAAAGACAACCGGCGGTCAGATACAGCTTTTAGCACAGGGTTATACAGAACTTGAACAGGCTGTTAACTCTATCAAAGAAGATATGACAGAGCTTAAGGATAACACACCTCTTTACGGCTGTGAGATTGATGAGGTCAAACAGCACGTTAATAGAAAAGGCGTAATTGTACTTGGTGGCAAGGATAGCGAAGCTTATAAGAACGGCAGTATTCGCAGTTCGGTATATTCTGACATATATAAGCAGTTAAAACGAGAGTTTGGTTGCGTAACAACATATAAGAGCATAAGAAGAAAGTACATTGATAATGTACACAAGTTTATAGATGATTATGTGTTGCCTATGGCACTTGCTGAACAGGTAAATGCAGCTAATGCACAGATAAGTATGAGCTTTTAAGGAAAGGAGTTTTAGCAGATTGATATTTATTATTTCTGAAAAAGGCGAAAGGCAGATTAATGAGGTAGAAAAACTTGAAATCCTGGCACACATTGGCAGAAGAACAAGTTACCTCTTAGGAAGAAATAAACATTGTGAGCCATTAAGGAACATAGTTACAAGAGATATTTTAGGGCAGTTAAAGCACGAATACGGGTGTGGTTTGAGTGAACTCAAAAAGAAGTACATAGCAGACACTCACGATTATATCGACTGCTACGAACTGCCTACAATAATGAAAGAGAGATATAAGCTATGATACAGGGATTTATGCTAGGAACGATATTCGGGATGTTTTTAGAACTGGCTTGTATCGTTCTGACAATGGCAAGGGCAAAGAGAGAAGAAAGGATTGAACAATATGAAACAGGTAAACGAGAAAGTAATAACAGTACAGGATTGCATTGATATGTACGAGAAGAAAGATATGGTGACAGTTATAGACGGCGGTAAAGTTGTTGGATTTGTAGAAAAGAGAGAGGAGAACTAAAGATGAAAGAGAGAAATAACAATATTACAGTTTTTGGGTTAGTTGCAGAAGAACCAGTTTTCAATCACGAAGCTTTCGGAGAAAAATTCTTTAGAATGATGATTTCAGTTAATAGAGTTAGCGGAACAGTAGATACACTTCCTGTTCTTATATCTGAAAGAATTGCAGATATGAAAGAGTTAAAAGCAGGTGTTTGTGTAATGATTACAGGAAGAATAAGGAGCTACAATGAGCATATAGGTGAAAAAAGCAAGTTAATATTAGCAATCTTTACTGAAAATATAGAGATATATGAAAACGAGGCGGAACCACCTTTTAATAATGATGTAGTCCTTAGAGGCTTTATTTGCAAAGAACCTATATACAGGGTAACGCCACTTGGAAGAGAAATAACAGATGTTCTCATAGCCGTTAACAGAGCATATGGCAAGTCAGACTATATACCTTGCATAACTTGGGGCAGAACAGCTAAGTTCGTAGGTCACTTGCCAGTAGGAACACATATAGAAATGACAGGTAGGTTTCAGTCAAGACCTTATGCGAAGAAGATAAGCGAAGATGAAATTGAAAACAGAGTAGCTTACGAGATATCAGTAGGCAGAGTCGAAATTATAGAGGAAGAGGAGAATGCTGATGAATAGTGATATTATTGTTTCGGAATTAGCTAGTATGGCAGCAGATAATGAAAAGCGTTGTCAGGTATGGCATCCAGTTCAGGGTGTTATATTGACGGCACATTTGATGAGCTTGACAGACGGCATTATCTTGCGGATAAGACAGTTGATAACTTCTCAATAGAAGATGATGTGTTCATTATGAATATATAAATAAGGAAAGGATATGTTTATGGAAAGAACAGTTTTAAAAAAGGTAGTTCTTGAAAACTTTATGTGCTATGCACACGCAGAGTTTGATTTTTATGCCATTACAAAGATTACGGCTAAGAATGGCAAGGGTAAGTCGACTATTGCCACAGCTTATCTGTGGTGCTTGTTTAACTGTGATTATGAATTAAAGGACAATCCGGTTGTAAGACGAGAGGCTGACGGAAAGCCAGTTGATGATATGGACACAAGCGTTGAACTTACGCTTGATGTTGAAGGAAAAGAAGTAACTATGAAGAAAGTACAGAAGCGCACTTACAGCAAAGATGGCAGCAGTTATAAGGACGATAACAAGTACTTTATCAATGATGTACCTAAGACATTAAAGGACTTCAACGCATATCTTGATGTGGATATGAATGTATTTAAGATGTGCAGCAATGTAAATGCTTTTCTTAATCAGAAACCGGCAGAAATGAGAGAATACTTATTTGGTTTAGTAGGAGATGTTACAGACATTGATATAGCTTCACAGAAAGCCGAATTAGCCGAGTTAGTTCCTTTACTTAATAAGTATACAGTTGAAGAATTATCCGCTATGAATAAGGCTACAAAGACCAAGATTGCAAAGGATTTGCCTATTCTTGACGGGCAGATTAAGGAAAAGGAAAGAGACATACAGCTTAAACAGGCTATTGAAGTATCTGACCTTGAATTACAGAAGAACAGCCTTAAAGAGCAGATTGCTGATTGCGTGGCAAAGCAGACCGACAATGAAAAGCTGATGGCTGAATATGACAAGGGTAGTTCGGATATTCTCAATTTGAAGTTTGAACTTAACGATATGTCACGCAAGGCTAATGAGGACAATGTTAAGGCAAGAAGAAATCTTGAATCACAGATTAGCAACCTTAATTATGTGATTATAGATAGTAAGCAGTCAGTAAGTAGTGCAGAAATTATTGTTAGTCTTGATAAAGATAAAATAGCTGAATATCAGAAAACACTTGATGATAGCAGAACCGAATGGAAAGCCGGAAAAGAGCGTGTATTTGACGAGAATAACCTTATTTGCCCTTATTGCAAACAGGGATACCCGGAGGATAAAAAAGAGGAATTAAGGGCAGATTTTAAGACGCACAAAGAAGCAGAACTTAACAGAATTACTGATAAAGGCAACACAGCTAAGAAAATGCTTGATGAAGTCAAAGGATTGTTAGTTGGAGCTGAACAGGAATTGGCTGACAGAAAGCAGAAGTTAGAAAAACATTTAGTGGATTTAGCAGACCTTGAAAAGCAGTTATCAGAACTTCCACAGGAAATTGATGTGTCAGCTACAGAGGAATACAAGGCACTTGAACAGCAGATAGCTGAAAAGGAACAGGCTATGCACAAGGCTAATGACGTTTCGGCAATTAAGGCAGAATTAAAGGCACAGGAAACAGCTTTAAGGCGGCAGTTAGCAGAATGTGAAAGCCAGATTGCAAAGTCTGATACGGCAGCAGATGAACAGCGACTTGAAGAATTAAAGCAGACAAGGATTGATTCTGAACAGAATAAAGCTAATGCCGAGAAGATTCTTGATTTACTTGATGAACTGGATAAGGCAAAGAACGAAGCCTTAACAGAAGCAGTAAACAGCCATTTTGGGTTAGTTAAGTGGCAGTTGTTTACTTATACAAAGTCTGGTGGTTACAAGAGCTGTTGTATACCTACTGTTGACGGAAAGAGTATTTTAACAACTATGTCTAACAAGGGTAACAGGATTTTAGGCAGAGTCGATATTTGCAGTTCAATTCAGAAGATTAGCGATATATCAGTGCCTATTATCTTAGATGATTCTGAAAGCCTTAGTACGGACAATCAGAAGAAAGTTGCTGAAATGGTAGATAGCCAGTTGATTATGCTGATTGTCAATGATAGCGAGAAATTAGAGATTGTGGAGGGATAATATGAAACTTTATTTTTATGAGTTAGATGAATATGGATACGGCAGAGCACCTAGAGGAATATCTTGTACTGAATGCGAAGCGAAGGAAAGCTCAAAGACTTATATGCCAATTAATGGTAGTGGATTCCCCCGTTACATAGGTCGATTAAGAAAAGATGATATAGGACATTTTATCAGCTATGGTTCAAATCTTGTAGCTTTTACAGAGCCTAGTTTTGAACGTGCAAAAGAAATGTTTAAGAACAGAGAAAAGACTAGGATTGAAAACACAAAGAAGGAATTAGACCGGTTGGAAAAAGTATTAAGAGTAATCGAGGAAAGCGAGGAATAATTATGGCAGAAACAACAGCAGTAGCAGAAAAGAAAGCATTTACAACATCATTAAGCGAATGGAGTAATGCTATGACAGGTCTTATTATTGACGATTATAAGGCTTGTGGAATGAATATGGATGATTATGCAAAAGAGTGTGCTATGGAAGCAATGACAAGCATATTCAATCTTGTTAAGAGCGACCCTAAGATTGATATGAGAAATCTTGATACAAGCAATTTAAGGGGCATTGTCAAGCGTTGTGCAAGTCTTAAACTCAATGCTAGCGCATACCCAAGGGAGTGTTATTTTCAGCTAAGAAATGTAAAGGTAGGAACTGACCCACAGACAGGAAAAGATATATGGCAGAAACAGGTTGAAATGGGAATTGAGGGAAACGGCTACGATTCTCTCTTATCCAACTATGGAAAGAATGTTGACACAGTTTATCCATATTGGGTTATCAAAGAGGGGGATGTGTATATTCCATCTAAACACAAAGGGCTTTCGATTACAGAACCAGAATGGGAAGAAAAAGGGTTATCCGATAAGGCGGTAAGGGTTGTATATCCTGTTAAGTTATTAGACGGAACGGTTACATATCTTTCTGCTGACAGGGATAGTGTTAAGGTTAATCTGTTGGCTCATGTAAAACAGAATATGATGAACAGTACCTTTGGAGTATGCGAGGATAGATATAAGGCTACGCCAAAGCAGAAAGCAGAAATTAAGGCTAAAAAAGACGAGATACTTAATGCTTTAAGAGCATGCAAGACAGTAGATGAAATGCTTGAATGTGAAATTGCAAGACCATTCATCAGCGGTGCTTGGCTTGATACGCCAGAGAGTATGATTCAGAGAAAAATGTGCAACAACGCTACAAGGAAATACCCTAAGAACTATGACCCAATGGCACGACAGGCACAGGTTGAAATGGATGAGGTATATCAAGTTGCACAGGCTGAAATTGCCGAAAATGCTAATACTGTTGAGTTCATAGAGAATACGGAAGATGTTGATACAACAGCCGCAGAAGCAACAGAAGAACAAACAGACAGCACATTACCGCCATTCATGCAGGCAGAATAGGAGATTGAGTATGAGAGTAATTTCACAGGACGGAAGAATTGATATTCCATATGATTATTTTACATTAGCTACAGCTGATGAGAAACATGGAGCTTTAGAAGTAGCGAGTATCTATTGTCGAAATTTTTCGTCAGATAGTGGTGCAAAGTTAGCTGAATATTTAAGTGTGGAAAAAGCAATTAAAGCTATAAAAATGTTGACGGAAACGCAGAAAATGGAGTCAGTAGAATTTGAAGATAGAATTTATCATAGAAATTTAGTTTTTCAATTCCCACAGGATGATGAAATCGAGGTGTGAGTATGTCAGTCGAAGAAATCCATAAATGCGATAGATGCGGAAAGCCTTTTGAGTACAGTTTGTCTAAATGGGCTGGATATTTTAAATATGGTATCAAAAAAGAAAATCGACTGTGCTTTCATTCAATGTTTTATGGCAATCCAGATGGCTATTCATATGTAGATTATAGATACGACCTTTGTGCTGATTGTACAGAAAAATTATTATCGTTTTTGCGAAGTAGCGAGTAAAGGAGAAGAATATGCGATTGCATTGTATAGCCACAGGAAGTACAGGAAATTGCTACACCTTAACTTCCGAAAGTGGAGAAACACTTGTCCTTGATTGCGGAATACCGATTAAGGATATTAAAAAGGGCTTGAACTGGGATATTACAGGTGTTGTGGGTGCGATATGTACCCACAGTCACCAAGACCATAGTAAATCGGTTAAAGAACTAACCAATATGGGAATACCTGTATATGCGCCATACATAAACTCCAATCCTATGATGATAGGTAGTTGGTTTTGGAGAATACAAGCATTTGACCTAACAACAGTAGATGGTAGGTGGACACACACAAATGCAGACAGAACAGAATGCCCTTGTTACGGATTTTTAATTACGCACCACGAAATGGGTAAGCTGCTTTACATAACCGATACAGAGCTGATTAAGTGGCGTTTTAAGGACATAAACCACATTCTTCTCGGTGTGAACTATGACAAGGATTTAGTCGATACCGACAATCCAAAAGCTAATCACGTTTTCAGAGGTCACTTAAGCATTGATACCGCTTGCGATTTTGTTAAGGCTAACGATTCAGACAGCCTACAGAACGTCATAATGTGCCATTTGTCAAGTGAAAATGCTGATAAGGATAGTTTTATTGAGAAAATAAAAAATGCCGTAAATGTGGCGAATGTAGATGTTGCGGTTGCAAGGAAAAGTTGGGGTTTGAAAAATCCCAGTGAGTGTCCGTTTTAGAAAGGAGAATTGATATGCCGAACTGGTGTGAAGGAATGTTAAAAATCAAAGGAAAGCAGGAAGATGTATTCAATCTTCTAGCTGAAAATCTTCAAGTTTGGAAAATAGTTATCATTAGAGAACCAAAATTTGATATGCGAGAAGAACTTGACAAAGAAGCCATTAAGATAGACAGAGAAGATGGAACTATATATGTCGAAAAGACTGCATATATAAAAGGTACTCGCGGAAACTTTGTTGAGCCAAACGACATAAATGTCTGGAAAGGAAAAGATGGAAATACCTGTATTGCTGTGGAGTTTAGAGCAGCTTGGGATATAGAAAGTAAACCATACATTGAATTATCCAAAGTATACAATGTGGATATAAAAATAGAAGCATTTGAAAGAGGTATGGAATTTAGCAGATATATCCTTATCGAAAACGGCAACTTAAAAGAGGATAAAGAAACTAAATATGATGATTATGTATGGGAATGCGTAATGCCTAATCTTGGAGGTTGATTAGATGATTAAAGGTAGAAAAGTCTATGACCCATTAACTGACACTTGGAGCACAGGTTATTGGGTTGCGGATGATAAAGGAAATTATTACCCAATATGGTAGAAGATTTGGACAGATTGGAGGTGTGAATGAGAAACTTTTATAGCGGTATCAGTAATGATAAAACACAATTTTTGATAAATATGAATTGGTATAAGGATAACGATGTAGAGACTTGTTTTAACCATAGTAAAATTTTTCATGGATTGCCTAAAAAATGCCGTATTGAAAAAAATGATTTTGAATTAGTATATTTAAAATTTGAATGGATTGGTAATACATATTATCCACAAGAAAGTGATAAAAGCGAAGGACAACCAATTAGGGTATATAAAATCAAGATGTAAATAATAAATATATAATTCTGAAAAGAAAAAATATCCTAATGCAGAACAGAAATACAGATTTGAGTTAGTAGAAAGTGAGGAAAAATAATGAATATTGTAGTATTAATAGGACGATTAACTAGGGACCCTGAGATTAGATATTCACAGGGCGAAAATGCAATGGCAATAGCAAGATTTACACTTGCCGTTGACAAGAATTTTAAGAAGAAAGACGATAAGGCAAATTTCATTAACTGTGTAGCTTTTGGCAAGATTGCTGAAACAGTCGAAAAGCACGTATTTAAAGGCTCAAAGATTGCAGTCACAGGTGAGTGGACTACAGGCAGTTACAAGAATAAAGACGGAAACACAGTCTACACTAACGATTGCAACATATCTAAGTTGGAATTTTGTGACAGCAAAAATTCAAGTGGCAGCAGTGCAGAGCCACAGCCAAAACCCGATGATGGCTTTATGTCAATTCCAGATGGAGTGGCGGATGAGGGATTACCATTCAATTAAGAGGTGTGATTATGGCAGAAAATAAACATACAATGCAGGAATTGTATCAATGGCAGGCATTACCGCTTAATATCAAGATTTTAATGACAGCCGAGAGAATAAGAAGTTGGGTGAATGAGTTTGGCGAAGACGGAGTGTATCTATCATTTAGTGGTGGCAAGGATAGTACAGTTTTAGGATATATAATCAGAGAAGTTTGCGGATATAAAAACGTTCCTTTTGTGTTTGTGGATGTACCGACACAATATCCAGAGTTAAAGAAGTTTGCACAGACATTCGATAATCTTGTGATTTTAAAACCTAAGATTTCATTCGCACAGGTTTGTGAAAAGTATGGATTTCCAATGTTTTCAAAGGAAATATCAGAATGTGTTGCAGATAGTAGAAAATACATTAGAATCCTTACAGACAGACAGACAGACAGACAGACAGACAGACAGACAGACAGACAGACAGGCAGACAGACAGACAGACAGGCAGACAGACAGACAGAGATTCCGTTTGCTTATCGCATAGCCGACCTGATAGGAATAGACAGGAGAGCAGACAAAGGAAACAAAGCTTTTGCGGATTTAAAGATGGGGAATATCCCTAGTGAAATTCTTAAAGCACCCATCAGAGTAAAGCAGCTATTCGGTGTCAAGTATGAAGATTTTGGCAGTATGTATGACAGGTCAAAATACTTGTTTATGCTAAATGCACCATTTGAAGTATCTAATCAATGTTGCAAGGTAATGAAGAAACAGCCTATGCACCAATACAACAAAGATACAGGCAGAGTGCCTATTACCGCTCAAATGGCTAGTGAAAGTAAATTAAGGACTTCACAATGGTTACAGAATGGCTGCAATGGATTTGACTTGAAAATTCCAACAAGTAATCCCATGTCATTTTGGACAGAACAAGATGTACTTTTATATATCAAGGAGAATAATCTTCCTATCTGTTCAGTATATGGGGATGTAGTTGTTGATTATTCGGCTATGGGGCAATGTGAAAATCAGATGTCATTTGCGGATTTTGGGATTTTTGACAATGAAAGACCACTACTGAAAACTACAGGTTGCAAAAGAACAGGTTGCGTGTTATGCGGATTTGGATGCCATCTTGAAAAAGAGCCGAATAGGTTTCAGATGTTAAAAGAAACGCACCCGAAATTTCATAATCTGCTTTATGTGTTAAAGAACAATGGTGTTACATACGCAGAAGCCATTGATTGGGTAAATGAACACGGAAATATGAATATTAAGTATTAAGGAGTGATTAAAGACGGATTACAAAAAGTTAAGGCAGGCAAAAGCTATAGAATCAGAGAATCGAAAGCGACTTCTAAAGATAAATCCAAAGCTGAATGACAGGAGTGGGATATACTTCCTGCTCCGAGAAGATGAAAACGGATTTAAGTATGCTTATATCGGACAGGCGGTACATACACTTAGCAGGTTGGCAAGCCACCTTGTAGGCTATGAACAGCATATAGACCTTAGTTTGAAACGCCATAAGCTGTACGACAAAGAGAAAAATCCTTATGGCTGGCGAGTCGAATTTCTGAATTTCCCCGAAAGTCAGCTTGACGAAAAAGAGAAGTATTACATCAAGCTATATGCTGATAAAGGTTATCAGCTTAGGAATGTCAGTTTAGGCGGTCAAGGAGAAAATCGTGCTAGTGGTTCAATAGGCGAGAGAAAAGCACCTAAAGGCTATATGCAGGGCATACAGCAAGGCAAAAAAGTGTTAGCGAGGGAATTATCATCTATCGCAGAAAAACACCTTATAATCCGCTTAAAGCCGGAAAAAGAGCACAACAAGGTATCGCAGAAACAGTATGAGAAGTTTATGGATTTATTGAAAGTGGGTGAAAGTGAATGACAAAAGCGGAAGAACTTTTAAACAAGGCAAAAGAAAAATACGCACAAGGAGAAAAATACAGAGAGCTTGCCAATAGCTATTTTAAAAGTTGTAGGGAATATACGATTGAATACAGGATGGAAAGTGTAGATAGTGTTTTGGATTTTATTCGTGATGAATACAGAGCCGGCAGAATTTGCAACCTTGAAATACTATTGTGTCATTGCCAAAACAAGCTGAATGGAAATATTGATGGAACGGAATTAGACCTTGATGAGCATTTAAGAGGAGTTCCTTTTGAGAAAGTGGGTGATTCAGAATGAATAATTGCAATGGTTGTAGATATGAAAACAGCACAGATATAGAGGTACATTTAGAATTTTGTACGAATTGCAAAAGAGCTTATTCTAACGAAGAAGATAGAGAATTTCACAAAGATATGTATGAAACTGTAGATTAAAAATCAAAGAAAGGAATAGGTTGTCCGGACATAAAACCGAGGTTTCCTTTTGATGATGAAATGCTAGAAAATGGACTATATAAAATGGATTGCAGGGATGGACTTAAATTAATAGATGATGAAATGATAGACATTGTAATGACAGATATTCCTTATAATATTTCTCAAAACAAATCTATTGATAGAAGCACAATAGATAGCAAGAAGTCAAAGCGTAATGAAAATAAAAAAGAACTCAACTTCAATTATGGTAAATGGGACTTCTTTGCAGATAATGAGGCATATTTCAGCTTTATTCAGAATGTCTTTATTGAAGTATATAGAGTTATGAAAGACAGTGCTAGTCTATATATGTGGGTTCCTAAAAGTGAAGTATCTTTTATTGAATATATACTTAAAGATATAGGATTCCATATTAGAAGTACATTGGTTTGGTGCAAAACTAATCCTTGCCCTCAAATATTTAAGGTTGGGTATATGTCCAGTACTGAATTTTGCATTTTTGCTACAAAGTTACCAGGTGCTAAACATTATTGGAATATTGAGAAAGGGCAGAAACAATCTTTTTGGGTGAAACCAATTTGTCAAGGCAATGAGAGGACGGAACACCCGAATCAAAAGCGGCTTGATATTGCAGAAGATATGATTACTCAATCCGCAAGAAATGGTGAGTTATTATTGGATCCATTTGCAGGAAGTGGAACTTTTGCAATAGCAGCACATAATTGCGGATTGAAATTTATCACATTTGAAAATGACGATAAAAATTATAAAATCGCAGAGAAACGGATAAAAGCCGAGGTGTCGCAGATGAATTTGTTTGATTTTATCGGAGGTGCGGAATGACAGACGATACAAAACAGGAAATACAAATAGTCCTTGATTTGCTAAAAGGCAGTCTTACAAGAAATGGTGTGAGTATGGCAACAGACAGAGAGGGCAACTTGATGTTCTTTGATACATCTGTCTATGTTAGGAGTAAAGGCAAGGAATTTGACGGATTCAGAATTAACATTAACGATTTAGTGAAGTAACAATGTGGCAGAACTTGAAGAGGTAGACTATGAATAAAGGTTGGATAAAATTGCATAGGCAACTACTGGATTGTTGGATATGGCGAGTAAATGAACCATTTGACAAGCGTTCAGCTTGGGTTGATTTATTGCTCACAGCCAACCATTCAGATACAAAACTATTATTCAATGGAGAAATAATCACAATAACAAGGGGACAGATTTTAACATCTGTCCGACAGTTATCAGCAAAATGGAATTGGAGTGTAAATAGAACATATCGTTTTTTAAAAATGCTAGAAAATGAAAATATGGTGCAAAAAGAAAGCAATGATAATAGAACACTTCTAACCATAGTAAATTATAGTGTTTTCCAGTTTTCAGAAAACAGTAACGGAAACACTAACGAACACACCAACGGAAACAGTAGTGGAAACACCGATAGAACACTTACGGAAACACCAACGGAAACAGTGACGGAACACATACAAGAATGTAAAGAATGTAATAATGATAAAGAATTAAAGAATGATAAGAATATAAAAGAAAAAGATATTACTAACGTAATATCCAAAAAGAAAAGTTATTATCCAGATGATGAATTACTTGATGAAGCATTTAATGAATATGTGACAATGCGTAAGAGGATTAAAAAGCCTATATGCACCGACAAGGCATTGCATAGGGCTATGAATACTCTTGAAAAGCTATCGGGTGGAGATAATGATTTGGCAGTTAAAATTCTTAATCAATCTGTAGACCATTGCTGGCAAGGCTTGTTTGAGCTGAAAGAAGATAATTCTAATAAGCAGGGCAAGAAAAATGTATTTGATGAATGGATGGAGGCGATGAAATGACAGAAGAACAGGTTGGAAAACTTCTAATGACGATACAGGCTTATTATCCTAACTTCAATCCACCAGATAAGAAGATTACTCTTAATGCTTGGTATATAATGCTTGCAGAATATTCAGAAGAATTAGTTTTGCAGGCGTTAAGAGCTTGTATTGCAACTAATACTAGCGGATTTGCACCAGATGTAGGGCAGATAATGAGCAAGATACAGACTATATCACAGCCGCAGGAACTTGACGGAATGGCGGCGTGGGGATTGGTTAGTAAGGCGTTAAGGAATGGCACATATGGAGCAGTTGAAGAATTTAACAAGCTACCGCCGTTAGTTAGACAAGCGGTTGGGATGCCTGACAACCTCAAAAACTGGGCGACATCAGACTATCAGACAATAGAAACAGTAATACAATCAAATTTTCTAAGAACCTATGAAACAATTGTTAAGCGTGCGAATGAAATAAATCGTATGCCAGACAATATCAAATCACTTATTGAGAAAACGAATGCAAATTCACATAAGGCTCAAATCGAGCAAAAATTCCAAAGAAATATAAATACACCTACAATCAAAGAAAATGTCCTTATTGGTCAAAATACAAACGTAGAAGAGTATATTGAAGCACCTAAAGAGATACAAGATAGAATTGACAGAATGAGAGGTTGATTTTCAATGGAGACAACGCCAATTAGTCCGCAGAAGAAATTATATAATTACCGCCGAGAGAATGGATTGTGCCCTAAATGCGGCAAGCCGCTTGATAGAAAAGGCTTTTATTGCGAAGAATGTAGGGAGAAGCAAACGGCTTACAGCAGAGAAACTAGAGAACTTTGCAGGCAGTTTAAAATCTGCCCGGAATGTCGCAAAAATAAACTTGTGGGTGATGAAAAGATATGCCCGGAATGTTTAGCTAACAAAGCTGAATATAGAGCTAATCACCCATTAAGCGATGATAAGAGAAGAGAAAATAACGAAGCGTTTAAACACTATTCAAAAAACTTATATGCTGAACGTAGAAAAGCTGGCATATGTGTTAGATGTGGCAAGGCTAAAGCTGTTAAGGGTAAAGCAAAGTGTTTTATATGTCAGAGTAAAGATAATGCTATCCACAGAAAAAGAACTGAAAATAGGCAAAATATAAAAGAATATCGCAAAGAAAATCACTTGTGCTATTACTGTGGAGAACCTATTAACAGACCACAAGGGCAATTGTGTCAGAAATGCTGGCAGACAGACTATGAAAGGGGTAAAAGCCTTAAGAATGATAACAGCAAGCACTACTGGCGATACGACAATCAGTTTCTAAGAAAGAAGTGAAAATATGAGCAAGGCAGAACAGAAAAAGTTTAAGGAACAAATGTTGCGTGTTCAGATGAATAGAATTAGCAATGAACAGCGGAAAAAGAATTTTGAATCAGCATTAATATTAATTTTATGGGTGCTGCATGATAAATTCGGTTTCGGACAGCAGAGATTAACAAAAGTACAAAAAGAGCTTAAAGTACTTATAGATAACTACAATGACGGATTATTCACAGCAGAGGAGCTTGTTAATCAGTTATACGAAGAAACAGGAATAGAACATATTAAGTTTAAATAAGGAGATTGGCTTATGAAGTTTTCAGAACTGACTAAGCCGGAACTTGATGAGATAATTAAAAATGCCAATTTTACAGAAGAAGAATTGAGAATATTCAAGTTACTATCACAGGGCAGAAGCATTACAGAAATTGCTATGCGGCTGTCCGTGTGTGATAGAACAGTCAATCGCAAGATAAACAAAATTAAAAAGAAAATAAGTAAGTTGGAGGTTATACAATGATTAGGGTTACTCAAAATGGTGAAGACGTAAAAACAGAAAACATAACTCTTTCAGACAGCTTACTAAAGATAATTGCAGAGATAATTGACAACAAGTAAATATGTGTTACAATGTGCCGTAGAACGTGATAAATGCGGCACATTTATTTATATCATAAGGAGATAAAATATATGGAATGTGTTGCTTATATGAGAGTATCTACTGAAAAACAGGCTGTTGAGGGCAATGGACTTGATAGCCAAAAAAGAGACATTGAAAATTATTGTAGGAAAAATGAGCTTGTAATAACAGATTGGTATATTGATGATGGTTATACCGGTACAAATATGGATAGACCAGAACTCCAAAGGCTTGTGAATGATTGTAGTCGTAAGAGAGTACGCTGTGTTGTAGCCTTTAAACTTGACAGATTATCAAGAAATATGATTGACGGAATATACCTTATTGAGAAAGTATTTCAAAAGTGCAATGTAGTGTTTAAATGCGTTCACGATAGTGTGAATTATGACAGTCCGATGGAGCAGGCATACACACAGATGATGGCTGTTTTTGCGCAGCTTGATAAAAATACTATGATGTTGCGTATGCGTGGCGGTATGCTTGAAAGAATTAAGCAAGGTTACTGGATGGGTGGTGGCAATTTGCCTTACTGTTATTCCTACAGTAAGGAACAAGGCATATTAATACCTATCCCGGAACGTGCAGAACAGGCAAGAAAAGGTCTTGAATTGTTCATATCTGGCTATTCAGATGCGAAAATTAAAGAAATTTGTGGCTTTAAGTCTGAACTTGTTACTAGAAGCATTTTGACCGGCGTTGTAAATATCGGAATGATACCTTACAAAGGTAAAATATATCAAGGAAAACACGAACCTATTTTTGATAAAGATAGGTTTAATCTTGGATTAGAACTAAGAAAGTCAAGGTGTTCAGCAAAAACTTACTGTATAACCGAACCTAATTTACTGACCGGATTATGTTATTGTGGCATTTGTGGCTGCAAAATGCGTTATCAAAAATGGGGTAGTGAAAAGCATAAGATTTATTGCTGTTCAAGAAATAAATCACTTTCATATTTGCCCAATTATAATGCAAGCTGTAATAATTCACTTGAATGGGCGGACGAGATAGAGAAACAAGTAGAAGAAGAAATTCTTAAAATATCACTTGATTTATCATCTTACAAGCCAAAAGAAAAGGCGACAAAACTTGAAATTATGCAATCACAGCTTGAAAAGGAACAGATTAAGCTAAAAAGATTGTATAATCTGTATGCTGACGGAAATGATACTGTCTTGGAAATGATTAAGGAACTGGAAGCACAGATTAAGGAAATGAAATTAAACATTGCCGCCGAAAGCAAAAACGCAATCAATACGCAGAAAAAGGAATTTGTTTATGAGAACATAAAAAAACTTGCCGACATTTGGGATAAGGTCGACAAGAAACAAAAGAACTTGATACTAAAGACTATAATTGACAAGATAGTAATTGTCAATGGAAATATTGAAATACAGCTTAAGAATTTTTAGCATAAACTTAATGCAGTTCC